GAGAACAAAGCAATTCTCAACTTAGTATAAACGTTGAAAGAGCAACATTAAATGTCAATAGCAATGCTTCTAATAGCAAATTTGTTGTAGAAGGCATATTGGAAGATGAGTCTAATATTGGTAAGCTTACAATCCAATCATTAAAAGGAAAATATAGCAAAATTCCTTCTTATGTAAATTTGGAAAATAATGCTACAAATCCTTCTCAAAATGGATATACAGTCAAACCAAATCAACTTAAAAATCTTGGCTCTCAATTGCCCTTAGTGGCTTCTGGAGAAATATACGTACCTAATGACATTAATGACCCTATAGAATATGGAAAGGGATTAGCAGGAGCACTAGTACCAGGAGCTGCTCGTTCAGGGGCATCTCGTGTTAGTGCGAAAGGAATGCAAGCTGCATCCACTTTAAATCGTGTTACGAACGGGGATTTCAGTCGAGATACTAGTGTAAGTGATTTAGATACAGATGATATTCTTTCATATGGAAATTATAATAGTTGGCTTGTTCCATTTGAAGGTAGGGATGAATTTACAATGCCAATGTTGGGCATACAGATATTAGCATTAGGGTTTGTTTGTGAAGCAGCAGCAGAATTAATTAAACTTGAATTTCCTTCGAATAAAAGGAATAGTTTTATGAATAGCTTTTATAAGGGATTTCTTATAAGTTTTGGATTAATTGCTCCAGAAAACGTTGATGGAAAAATTTTTAAAGAGATATTGCTAAAAGCTGTAGCTCAGGGAGTATTGTCTTCAACCGGTTTAGGACCAGTCGGCAACTTTGTCAAATTAAACAATGAATGGTTAACAAATCCTTGGAAGCAAAATAGTGGGTGGATTATAATGCAAGTCCGCTCAACTATGAGAAAAATCGCCAACGATATAGTTGGATTTGTTGACATAGGTGAAACTATGTCCAATCTATCTAATACTGGCAAAGGTGATTCCGATGCGCTATATTCGAATACTCGCAAATCAATATTCAATTCTAACATTTTTAAGGTTATAAAAGTTTTTTCTGTGAGAGGTTCCGGCGGCGCACCATATAGCAATTCAAAATCTGCATTAAATATCGCAAAAAACGTGGGAGTTTATGAAAACTTGTCTAATCGAAATGATGATCAAGTTATGCTATTAAATAGCTCAGAAGAACAAATGACTTTTGCGTCGGTACCTCGACTTGAATCTTTAAATAAAAAAATGCAACTAAGTAGGGGTTTTAATTTAGGAGGAGGAGATAACCCTCAAACAATTGCAAATGCCAGTACTCGTTCAAAAATGATATTACCAAAAACGTTAAATATAGCAACCACATATGCTAGCGGCGATGAAAGTCAATTGTCTCAACTGGCAGGAGATGCTATGTCTGGATATCAATATAGCGAAAATACAAGACTTTCAATTGATGAAGTAAAAGAGTTCGAAGAATATCTTAATTCTAGCTATATGCCATTTTATTTTCATGACTTAAGAACGAATGAAATAATTTCATTTCACGCATTTTTAAATAATATGAGTGATAATTTTTCTGTTGATTGGCAAAATAACCCTGCATACGGAAGAGTTGAACCTATTTTCCAATATACTGGTACCACACGTGAACTTCAAGTCGATTTTTATATATTGGCAACTAATGAATTAGACCATTCTAGAATGTGGGCAAAAATTAACAAATTAGTAACATTAGTATATCCACAATTTACAAAAGGCAGAGCACTAGAAACAACTGATAATAAAAAATTTATACAACCATTTTCTCAAATTCCTGGTGGTTCTCCTGTATTCCGTATAAGAGTAGGAGACGTTTGGAAAAGTAATTATAATACATTCAATGTAATGAGATTATTTGGGTTAGGTCAGCCAGAATTTGATTTGGCTCGAAGTGACGTTATGAGTCAACAAATAAGATCTGAAAGAGAAAGAATAACACGAGAAATAACAGATAGAATAGCAGCCGGAAATTTATTACGGGATGACGTTATAGACATAGTATATAATAGAAGTGAAATAGTTAGTATTGCAGGATTAGGGGGGATTCGTAATGACAGTCCTGAATTAAGAGCCGTTCTTAGTGAAAGAGCTGTTACTAGCACAACATCACTATTCTTTGGTTGGGGAGATGCAAATACTACCGGATTGGTTGGTTGGGTACCACCGGCAGATATATTGTCCGATGGTACATATACTTATACGGTTATTAACTCAAGGACAATTGGTACTGAAGCCGTTCCATTTATAAATCAGTCAGTATTGCAAATGGTGTCGCCGCCAGATAGTCTAAATACACGAGTCGGAGGCGATATCGAATCCACGACTGATCAATTGCAAAATTTACTCAATGCAAGCCCCGGTTTGCAAGTACTGGATGCAGGAGGCTATAGAGGGTTTATATACGGTCCTGGTCCAGTCAGTATGATAATACCAATATTAGATCCTGTGCCCGCTGATGACCCAATTGCACGGGGAGGCGGACAGCTTACCCCTGAAGAAATTGCTCAAATAGAACGAAACGGATTGCGAAACACCGCTGTTAGCGATTGGTCAACTGCCACAGCAGATTTATTAGATGGCAATGATTCGGTAATAAATCAACAACTTGCTCGTGTTAATGGAATTTTAAGAAGAAGACCAAATCCAAATTGGCTACAACAAAAAGTCAATAGAGAATTAGCTCCATTACAAGCTGAACTTGATCGAGAAAGATCTAGTGTCGAAACGCAAAGACGCCTTGTACGTGAGTTTTTCAATGCCGATCAAAACCCAATAATTAAATCATTTAAAGAGAATGGAGCTGGCGGCGGATTAGCTGTTGTTTGCAAATCAATGGGATTTGATTGGAATGATTCTAGATGGGAAACAAATTATACATCAACTAATAATAACAGCAGAGCTCCAATGTGGTTAAAGGTTACAATGGGAATGACTGCAATACATGATATTGTTCCTGGTATATCAGCAGATGGTTATATGACAGCACCGGTATATCCAGTTGGACCAATCGCAACAGTTACGGACAAACTAGAGAGTATTGAACGTAGCGAAACTGACACTAGAACTCCAAATAGTGAATCATCATGATAGGATAACATATGACGCTTAGAAGATATGCAAGAGCACCAATAATATTATATAATAGAAAATATGGTACAAGTCAAGCCATACCAGCTATCCGTGAAAATGTTATGAATGGAACTATACAATCTAATCAATATATAACCAAAGAAAACGAAAGATTAGATATCATAGCGGGCAAACATTATGGTGATGGTACTTTGTGGTGGATAATCGCTGCTGCATCTGGAATAGGTTGGGGATTACAGATGCCCGCAGGCACTATACTTAAAATACCTAGCTTAAGCGATGTGAAAAATTTTGTTGGATAATTTGTTATGACATATCGTGAACAAAAACTATCTCGTGCCATTAATATTGTTTCTAAGTATTATGGACAATTTACCAATCAAGATATTTTTAGATATCTAGCTAGAACATCAACTAGTGGACCAACATCAACCACTACACCAAACGAACCCAATTCTGATTTCCTTCCAAATTTCGATGAAGACAATGAAATATTATCTGGAATAATGGAATTGGTATTAGACGTTTCTGATGGAGCATATCTTACAAAAGATATTATTAATACTATAAGACAACAACTAGGCTACACGACAGAAACAACGTCTACAACTTCAACAGATGCACAAACATTAAGGGACAATTATAAGAAGTTTATTACTGTAGTGTCAGACGTAGCCAATTCTTCTACTTTGCCATGTCCAGAGATATATCAAAAGTTACAAAGAACGACCGTAACAAGACACGGAGATGCAGTCACGCTAGCCGATCAGGGGGTTGCTGGCGGGGGCACCTCGGATAACTCTTTATATTTAATTGATGGGCGGTCTGGAGTATCAGCGAATATTAATACTAACCCAAACAATCCAAATAAAAACCAACCAAATCTTTCTGTATTTTTATCACATACATCGATGTTGTCTTTAACAAATCGGTTTACTACTGCTTGTAGTATTTTTTTAAACGGAATGCCAGGCATTGAGATAAGCAGAGCGATGCCATATCTGGACGTTCAAATAGTTGCTGCTCGACCTGCATTATTGAATGATAAACTTTTTGCTCCTTCAATATACAAATATATACTTGGAGGAATTAATACAAATAATAACAATGTACTTAGGGATTTGCAAACCGCAAATAGTTCTTCAAGCCCAGCAATTAGGAATTTAAATGAGAACTATACCATTATGGGTATGGAAGCATTTTTAAGTCCTCAAACATTGGCACCTCTTAATTTAGGAGACGAAAGCATCCGGGCAACAGATGTTTTAGATAGAAATCAACCATTTATGAGCATCAATGATTTTAGCGTTGACGTTCAATCTGCATATTCTGCAAACGCATTCAGAACCGCCAAATTAAGCTTAACAATACATGATCGTTCTAGAATGTCTGAAATAGCAGAATTGTTTAGACCAGACTTAATAATGGGCACTCAGTTTCTAATTGATTATGGATGGATCCATCCAGATGGAGAAATCAATGGTCAAACCAATAACGTATACGCAGATATTATCAATGGCATGAGATTTAAGGAAAAATATCGTGTTGCAAATTGGAATTTTAGTTTTTCTGATGGTGCCGTTAAAGTTGATTTAGATTTAGCAACGGTTGGAGAAACAACATTTAATCAAGAATTAATTGTCAATGATGGCGTGAATATCGGCAACACGACAAGAAGAATATCAGAGTTGTCTGATAGAATAGGTGAATTGAGAAGGTCTATATTTGAAACAGGAACTACAACTGGTGGTTCTGGTGGTGGTTCTGAAACAGGTGCAACAGGAACTAGTGGTCAAAGTAACAGAAGAAGAGAAATACGTGGCATACAGTTCTTAGATGCTGCTAGTAATGCTTTTGGTAATTTAACATTAACGCCAGAGCAAAACGGATTAATGAGACAGTTTATGTCATATCTCTCTAATGCTAGCGGAATTCCTGACGTATCAGAATTACGTGACTGTCTTATAGAACTATATGGACAACCTGGAAATGGACCTCGGGCGGCGAATAGCAGAACAACATCAACTGCAATTACTAGAGAACTTAGAAGTCAAATTTCCGCACAACTCAATCAAAAATTGCAATCTCTAAAAAAGAATGAAGATGATCCTTTTCTGGTTAATGAAGGTTTAACTCGTTATTCTAATGGTCGAACTTCTGGAAGAGTTAATAGAGGAGCTGGGCAGGCTAGCGAAGGAGAAATTAGTTTAGGAAATCTGATTACTAATTTTATTGGTTTACCAGCAGCAGCTACAGGACAATATGATGAAGTTCAAGTATTATTCTATCCTTTCAATGAATACTCCGGATATGCAAGTAGGATTAATATTGCCAGCTTTAGAATTGACGTTGCTTTCTTCAAAACAAAATATGAAGAGTATCGTTTGGCTAATTTAAGTCGAACTGGTAATATGACATTGCAGCAGTTTTGGAGTTTTTTAATAGCAAACATATTAGATGATCACGGTGCCAGATCATATGGATTGTTTGATGGTCAAGGAGGTCTATGGAAAGATCCAGCTTCACGCTCAAGACAGAGTACTACTTCTACAACTCCTGGTGCTACCGGTACTACTGCTCCAGATGAAGAAGAGGTATTTGATGCGCCAACTCAAGCTGCAAGGCTTAATTGCGTATTGAATGGCATCACTCCAGATGGCTCTTTTAGAATTCCTCAATTGGGTTATTATTTAGAATCTGTTCCGTCAAAAACTATCTCAGAAGACGGTGAATCTAGAGACGGTTCTAATAATGAAGAAAAAACAATATTAAGAATACATATATCTGATCAAGCCGCCGATACTCGTGGAAGTCTTAGTCAAATATTAATGTCAGAAAGAAATAGTGCATTAGGACTTATACCAGGAAATCCGGCAAGATCTCAGACAGGAACGCAGACAGATAACTACCCAGCCGTTGCAAATTCAGCTCAATATTATAATAGTATAATAGAAAGAGCAAACTCGAGTGGTTTAATTGAGGATGCAGGTCCGAATGCACCGGCAGACCGTCCTTTTAGGCTAAGGGGTGGTTCACGTCAACTTAAGAAATTCTTATATTCCGTTATGCCTTCCCTTATATATGGAGCGCATGGTACTCTTATTAAAAACGCAAACGTAGCTTCTTTGCAAGATCAAGCAGCAAATAGTATTAACATTATTAATTCTCCTGGTCGTTCTGGAGAAGGTGTTGATCCGAATGGAGAAGAAAGAGGAGGTCTTCCATTACAAGTAATACCGGTTGAAGTGAGTATAACAACTATGGGTTGTCCATTGTTAACTTATGGTTCTCAATTTTATGTAGATTTTGGTACCGGAACCACTTTGGATGACATATACATGATTAATGGAATATCTCATAAAATTGGACGTGGTGAATTTAGTACAACTGCCAAATTAGTGCCGGTTACAGGATTTGGTACGTATAGAAATTATCTAAGTCAATTGCGTGAGGCATCTCAAGCTCTTATTGAAATTGAAACGGCAAGAAACAATGGTACTAGTGACGCAACTGCTCAATCCGCAAATGGAGCTGCTCAACAACGTATCAGAGAGATTACTTCCGGTCTTTGCAATACCACGACAACTAGTAGACGTGAAAGAGGAGCGGGTCATAGTGGACCTGGCGGTGGTGCTGGCGGTGGTGCTGGCGGTGGTGCTGGCGGCTTTGCAACGCCCGAGGCGAGGCGGCAGTTTGTAGAGACATTCGGTGAAGCCGAAGCCGTAAGAATAGAGCAGGCGGCTGCCGTTCGGGCTGCGACGGAGACGGAGGCGAGGGCCGACGCTGTAGCAGTCGAGGAATTCCGGCTCGACGAAGAAGTGCGTCGAAGAAATGCCGAAGCGTCCCGACGAACCCGAGAGAGCCGGGAGGACATAGCGACGGCCAGACGTGTTCAAGAACGTGAGAGTGGATTTCTTGGTGTTTTCCTGGCCGCCACCGGGGCTAGAATTGAAGCGGCCAGAACTGCACGTGAGCAAGCTGCTTTAGACAGAGTTGCTGCCTTAGACAGAACCTCCTCGTCCGAGGAGCGTGCGACGGTGGAGAGAGCTTCGTCCTTCGTGGAAGATACGTGAACAATGTCGAATAAGTGAAAATATTCTCTCTAAATAAACTATGTTTATTTGTATAAATAAAAGTTTTAGTATAAATTTATGCTAAAATATAGATTAAGTCCAGATGCATATGGAGGGAACCATTCTGATTACTTTGTTAGTAACATTGGATCCGGCGTTCATATTAGTCAAAAACAATATGCAACTGGTAAAAATGTTATAGAAAATGTAATCAATTTTGATTTGCAATATCAGATTGAAGAGTTTTGTCGTCTATATGGTATGAATATGCCTATATGGCCGCCTAAAAGTTATAAAAAGATAGTATCTCAAATAGCCCCAGATACAAATCGTGACGATATCCAATGGTGGAAAGTCATGGGCTTTAAAAGATATGTCTCTGAACTTCAATCACTTGCTAATAACATTCAATACTCTGTATCTGAATTTGATATATCATATTGGCACGATATCTACAACAGATTGATGAATAATCTATTTGAGGAATTGGATAACTGCCGTATTGATGTTGAGCTTTATAAAAAATATAAGAGTGAAGCTACTGCATCTCAAATGGAGATAATAGAAACGTTTAAACCGAATTCGGATGGTTATGCGGATAGAGTAATTTATTCTGGAACTGAAACTAAAACTGGTAGATTAAAAGTCATTGATGGTCCCAATATTCTTCATCTCAAGAAGGATTATCGTAATATGATTATCTCTACACATGGAGACAAGGGGAAGATTGTATATCTTGATTATTCCTCGTTGGAGCCACGGATCCTATTGTGTGTATCTAATCCTTCTCTAATTGGTAGCCTTCCACAAGACATATATTCTAAAATGCTTGCGGACCTAAATCTCTCTGAAAAGATACCAAGAACCGTTGCAAAGACGGCAATTCTTTCAGCGTTATATGGGCAGAAGGAAGAGAACACGATCAAGACATTATCAAATTATATTGGTAGCGCCGAAGATTTTCTTAACGTTGTGAATGATTACTTTGGGATAGACAAGCTCAAGGAGAAGTTAGCTGGAGATTTGTTAAAAACTGGTGGACGATATATCTTAAACTACTATGGTCGTCCTATCTTTTGTGAGGACACGAAGCCTTATGCGCTTTTAAATTATTATGTGCAATCTACAGCGGTAGATGTAGCGATGTTAGGTTTTTTAAATATCGTAACTCGGTTGAAAGATAATCATCTTACAGATAAGATAAAACCGATCTTCATCTTGCATGATGCTTTGTTTTTGGATATGCATGAGGATGCCTATCATATTATTCCAAAGATAGAGAAATTGGGTTCTACTGGTATTAAAGGTTTTAAGAATATAGATTTTTGGTTAAGGTCGGAGTAGAATATAAGATATGATTTGCATATTTACGTGCTGGACTTGTTCCAAGAAGTTAGATCCAGAAGAAACTACTGAAGAATATTTTTTCTGGTGCAATAGAGAATGTTATGATAAAGATGATCGATACCACAATAGAGAAAAAGTTGTTGACCCAAAACCAAAGATTGCAGATGCAGCTCCAAAGAATGAGAAAGAGCAGAGAAAATCTAAAATTCGTGCAGCTCTTGCTCAAATCAATGGAACACATAAAGATTGAAGACGAAACAAAAAAGAAAGAAAAGGAAAATTGAAAATGGACAGCGATGCCAGGAGCACTTTAGAATTATTTAATCGCATTAGCGTAGTTGTTGATATATTGTTAGTGATGTTATTTTTAACTGCCGGTTTATTTGGTTTAACCTTATTAATCCCTGTTAGTTATGTAATAAATCTTGTATTACAATCTGTTGCAACTTTAGTATTTTTACTATTTGGTTTTGCATCTCTTAAGGGAGCCGAGCACATTACCAATCTAATCAGAGCAAATCTCGTTCAAGCTGTTGAAAATCAGAAGACGGACGAAGAAAAAGCTGCTCCGGTAGTTGTTAGTAAGAAATCTATTATTGCAGCGGAGCCATCTCCAGCCCCTACTCTTACAAACCGAGTTTTGAAGACAACTAAGGTTGTTCTTAAGTCTTCAAAGAGTTCTCCATCAACTGCTACTGTTTCATCAAATGAAGCTGTAGTTAAGCGTGGTCGTCCAAAGAAAGATAATTGATATGCCAGCAACAAAAAATCGTTTTTCGTGCAATCATCGTGGTTTCGGCAAGTTCTGCCATCGTTGTGCTCAAGCAGACGCTTTAGAAGCCAAGGCAAAGGCTCTTCCAGCCTCCTCTGCGCCCTCAGAAGGCGAGAAAAAGGGAAAGGGCGGTAAGTCTGCGTCTGCGGAAGCAGCGGCTCTTATGGAGGAAGCCAAGCGCCTCCGAGCAGTTACAACGAAACGTTCATCATATGATGATCTACCTGACATTCCAGTAAGCGAGTGATAGAATAGATATAAAAAAGAAACGCCGCCCCGATTAAGTTCAGAGCGGCGTTTTTATTTGGTTTACTCCCATATTCACTTAAGCTATGATGGGCGTATGAATAAGAAAATAGATAACCAAGAGATAGTTCTTCAAAAGGTTCAAGAGAACTGGGGGACAATAAAGGGTCTTGTAAACCGTATAGAAAATCCAGAAGCAAGAGAAGGTGCAATTCATCTATGTGATGATCTCCATGATCGTTTTGCTGTAGCACCAGCATCAACCAGAACAGATTATGTTGGTTGTTTTGTTGGTGGTCTTGTATGGCATTCTCTAAATGTTCTTCGTGTTATGAAGGCATTGAGAACATCGCTTGATATTGAGAAGACTGTTAGTGCAGATAGTATGATCATTCTTGGTTTATTCCATGATATTGGTAAGCTTGGAAATGAGAAGGAGGATTACTATCTTCCTCAATCAAGTGATTGGCATAGAGAGAAGTTGGGTATGCATTATGAAGTTAATGAAGGAATGGGACATATACCGATTGCAGTCAGAAGTCTCTGGTGGCTTAACCACTATAAGGTTTCACTATCTGAAAATGAGGTATATGCTTTACAGTCGTTATCTGTGAAGAATGGGGAGCAGATCAGTTTTACGCCTTCATTGAGGGATCCCTGGGAGGGATATTTGTTACAGAGTGCTGTTAGGGGTGCTTGCATTAAGCATCATGGTATAACGAGCCTATCTCAGACACCTTGATTTAAAGATTTCTGGACATATTTAAGGATATGTCAAAAGAAAATTTGAAAAATCTATTAGGGTATTTATTAGAAGCAGATACCGAAATATTCGGTAAATCATTTAATGATCCGGATAAAAAGCGCCCAATGAGTAATCCTCCGGAGAAGAACACTCCGGAGGAACAAAAGTTTGTAAACAAACTTGAAAAATGGTTCAATAGCCATTTGACAGCCGGTAGTTTGAATAGTTTTGCTAATGATCTATCTCAGTTAATTCCAATTGTTAACTCTGGAAAATATCCAGAGTTGCAGCCGCCTTCTGGTGATGTATATAGAGGCATGAGATTAACTGTTGATCAACTTAAGAGTTTCTTAGGTTTAGAAGAATTTGCCATCAAAGCTGATGAATATAAGGTTATCAATAAAAGCGGCGTTTTAACGCCTCAGAAGATAAAGTTTTACAAACAAGGCAAACCTTTAAGTTCTTGGTCCGCCTCTGCTGATGCTGCATCATTGTTTGCAGTTCCACCTGAAGATGGGGCTCAATATCTAAGCATTATACTTGTTGCGAACACGGAAGACCCATCTAACAAGTTCTTTTTAAACCCAGACAAAATAACAAATTCTTACGTTCAGCCCATAACAAACTATCATGATGAAAACGAAGTTATAGCTATCGGACCAGTTAAGTTTGATCGTGCTATTGTTCATAGCACATCTGACATATACACAGACGAAGAACAGCAAAACTCTGAACAAGAAAAGAAAAATATAAGCAACATAATCTCTAATACGGTTAGTGAGTTGCAACAACAGTTAATAAATAAAAATTCTAAAATATATAAAGGTGCTGCGGCTCTTGGTATACGAGAAAGAAATGAAAGTCCTGGTATAGCGGAAAAGAAAGACATAGAACCAGCGATTGTGTCTCTTTCAGAAGATATTCTTGCAATATTAAGAAAAAAGGCACGTGCATATAAGATGGACACTTTGCCTGGAGCAATAAAAAATATTATTTATTCTTTAAATGTGTTTCATAGGAACAAGTGGGATGGATACGCTCCAAATTCCTTAACACATTCCGAGGACATTAAAGAATTTATTTCTGTAGGGCTTGAGCCAGGACTTCATGTAGAACAACAGTCCAAATACGGCAGGGTAAATGCTGCAAATTTAGGCAGATTGGCTCAAGCTAAAGTTCGGAACAGAACATAAGGTATTTGTCATATAAAAATGATAACGCCGCCCTGATTGATTTCGGAGCGGCGTTTAACTTATTAGATTATTTTCTAATAACTTACTCAACTCTCACCACGATAATTTAGATCAAGAATTCATTGAAATAATTTCACCCGTGGCGGCGATCTCTATATATACATCTGCTTTTTTATCCAATAAGTCTTCTAGTTCAGCTTCTGACTTAATAGGCGTTAATTTTTTGCCTATTCTTAGATAATATTTGTCGCCATAAGTGCTTTCCACAGTTTCTTCTGACTGATTTCCAGCCATTTCTTCTACTTGCTCACGAATTAGTTGTTTAAGTTGCTTTACTGTAATCTTCATATTATAGTTTCCTTTCTTGTTTTAAAAACTAATGAATGGTATTAAGTATGCTTTTTCAATCATAAATCTATTTTTTTTCATCTCTATCCAGTTTATCTTTATTTGTTGTTGATGTAGATTAAATGAAGTTAGAGATACAAAAAGCGGGAATTAGATTATAATTAACATACAGAGGTTCTTATAAGCTCTTGTATCCATTGGTGGATTTTATGGCTTATATCCTTCCTCTGTATCATTAAAGTCCCATTGGGCAACAAAGGTAAAACAATATGAGCTACAATTTGGACGCCATTAAGGCAAAGATCAATCAACTTTCTGGTAATCGTGCATCAGCCGGTTCAAAGAACACAGAAAAGACCAAAGTAAACTGGTGGAAGCCGCAGCTTGGTCAGCATGATATTCGCTTCCTCCCATATCAGGATCGTAATGGTCAGCCCTTCCATGAGGTAAGCTATTATGATAGCCGCCTTCTTTCTGAACGTAGGTTCGTAGCCGGTTGTCAGTTTGAAGGCACCACAGATCCTGTCTTTAATCTCCTTACCGATCTAAAGAAGGATAAGTCAAAGGAAGCCTGGACCCTGTGGCGCAATCTTCAGCCAAAGGAGCGTTACTATGCTCCAATCCTCGTTCGTGGTGAAGAGGACAAGGGTGTTCAGCTCTGGGAACTAAACAGCAAGCTTGTAAAGGATATTTACAGCGTCCTTGCTCACCCTGACTATAAGGATGAAAACCTTATGGATCCAGAAACCGGTTATGATTTCACCGTAACTGTATCTCCTACTGATAAGACCTTTGCTGGTAATCCAGTTAAGGATATCAAGCTTCAGCCACGCCGTAAGCCTTCACCTCTCGCAAAGAGCGCCGATGTATCCGAGAAGATCGTTGCCGCTATTCCAAACCTTGAAGCGTATTTCAAGGCACAGACAAAGAGCGAGGACGAGCTTAATGCGATGCTTCAAAACTTCCTTGCAGGTAATGGTTCTTCATCAGAGGTTTCCTCCGAAGAGGTAGAAGAAGCAAAGGATAAAACGGTATCTGCGGCAAAAGCGAAGAAGGCAAAAAATTCTATAGATGCGGCCTTTGATGATCTTTGATTGACAAAACCTGCCCTTGGTATTGAGGGATAGAAAGAGAAGCGCCGCCTCAGAGAAATCTGGGCGGCGTTTAACTTATATTTATAATATTTCTTATTTTCACTTAATGTTCATTAATGTATCAATTTCTTCTTGAACACTATCACGGAATGCTTCTAATTCCATTCTCTTTTTTTCAATTACATTCATAGAGACTTTTCTGACACGTGGTCCTTCAGATTTTTCAACAAGACCAAGCTTCATTGCTTTTTCCTTTGCTTCTTTTTCGGATCTAGCTTTAACATATCCAACAAATTTGCCTGCAACAGAATAATGACCGGCTCTTACTTCATAGATTTCTTCTTCTTCTGAATTTAAATCTATTTCGCCTGGTTCCAATTCAAGTTTAACTTCTTCTACTTGCTCACGAATGAGCTGTTTAAGTTGCTTTACTGTAATCTTCATAATAATATTCCTTTCTCTTCTTGAGAGATCAATGGTGCCGCCCTGATTGATTTCCAGGTGGCGTTTTCAATTGCGAAATAGTGTCTTGAGTGCTTTGAGAACAACCCGAGCGTCCGATATATCAGCCGTGCCTCCGCTGAGATAGTCTAGTGCCTCCCTGAAATCAGGGTCATCTCTCAGGTCTTCGATCATTCCAGATGCGTCTTTATCCATTAGGCTCAGAATATCATTTCCGATCTGAAGACCTGTGTCGCTAACATCATCCCTCCGCACCCCTCCAAGATCTCTAATAATGGACTTGAGCTCGTTGCGGACGGCAGGGACTAGCTTATCAGCGCCACCGCCAGTTGGACCTTCACTCATTGCCATTTCAACTTGTTCACGAATGAGCTGTTTAAGTTGTCTTACTGTAATCTTCATAATAATATTCCTTTTCTCTTTAAGAGAACTAATGGTTAGCTTTAAATATTGTTTTCGCAATAAATCTTCTTTTTTTTTCATCTGATTTCAGTTTACGTTTAGATGCGGTTGGTATATGATGATTGGAAAGAAGGAAACAAATGGCAAAACCTACAAAGAAATCAGGAGATACACAGCAAACAGTTCAAGATGCAGTAACAGATGATTTTTCATCTGATCTTATTAAAGCAATCAATAAAGAACATAACGATAAGATTGCTTTTAACCTCGGTGTAGATGATGCACCAACATACGTTCATCGCTGGATTTCTACCGGCTCACGTCAGTTAGACTATATCATAGGTAATCGTCGTGGTGGTGGAATGCCAGAGGGTAGGATTGTAGAAATACAAGGTCCGCCCGGTATCGGTAAGTCAACCCTAATGGCTCAAATAGCACGTTCTACCCAAAGAATGGGTGGCATTGCGGTTTATATCGATACGGAGAATGCAACAAATCCAGATACTCTTGCTAATATGGGTGTTGACGTAGCAAGAAGATTTGTATTTGTGCAGTCTGCCTGCACAGAAGAGATCCTCTCCGTAATAGAGAGCACAATTCTCAAAGCCCGCACGATGACAAAAGACGTTCCCGTAACCGTTATGTGGGATAGCGTCTCTCAATCTTCTCCAAAGGCTGAGTTAGAGGGCGACTATGATCAGAACACGATTGGTCTTCAAGCACGTGTTCTATCAAAGGGTATGCGAAAGATTGCCAACGTTATCGGTGGTCAGAAGGTCTTATTGGTGCTGGTATCACAGCAGAGATTGAAGATCGGTGTAATGTTTGGTGATCCAACGACTACATCTGGTGGTATGGCAATACCATATTCTTCATCTGTTAGAATTCGTCTTGATGGCGGCTCTGCAATTAAAGATAAAGATGAAAACGTTGTTGGCATTAACGTAACGGCAAAGACCATTAAAAACAAGGTAGCAAAGCCTTTCCGTAAGGTTGGTTTCCGCATCTTGTTTGGACGTGGTATCTTTGAAGAAGAAGAGATTTTTGATCTTCTTCGTGAACATTGTAAAAATGCAAAGAATGGCGTTAGCGTCGGAGATAAGTCCGTAGCTATTGCCGGTGATGGGGCTTGGAAGACCTTTACCGTAACTGACAATAGAACTGGTGAAGTAGGAACAGAAGTTAAATTCTATAAAAATGAGTTTGCCCAGAAGGTTCTGAACAAGCCAGAATACTCAGAGTATGTTAATGCTTTGATGGATGCTGCACTCATCCTTAGCGGTAATGACAAACCAGAAGATCATCTCACGTATGAGGGGATATCCGAGGGCGACGTAAGAACCGCTGACGAGTTAAGCGCCTGATAAAAACACCTAACACATAACACCCAAAACAAAGGCGGTAATCTAAACTTTAGAGATAGAGTTACAAGGTTGTCGCCTTTGTTTCTTTAATAGGAGAAATATGAGTAATAACAATATAAGTGATAGCATAGCACAGAGTTCATATAGAACCGTTGATAAAAACTGGTATGATCCACAAATACCAAAGGTTTCCAGAACAATCAATATCAAATTTAAGCGCATGAATGATAATGCTAAAGTGCCTCATGCTGTAAGAGATGGAGACATTGGATTTGATGTTTATTGTTCGGAGAATGTTACCATTCCAGCCGGAACTGTAAAAAAGATGGCAACTGGTATTCAACTTGCAGATATGCCTATAATGGATAATGATCGTAATCGTATTTTTATGAAGATTGAGGGACGTAGTGGATTAGCCAGCAAGGGAGTATTCCCTGTTGGTGGCATTATAGATCCAAACTATCGTGGTGAGATAGGCGTTACCCTTGTTAATATGGGTTCAGAAGACGCTGTATTCAGCGTTGGAGATCGTATTGCACAGTTGGTAGTTTACAAGGTGTCTACTGCTGGAGAGGTAGTAATGGCTGAGAGTGATAAGGTAACTGAAACCAATAGAGGTTCTGCTGGTTTCGGTTCGTCGGGAAAGTAAAAACCTTTGCAGCCACTCTCACGAAATATGCAGCTAGTCGCTGAAACATAAAAGATAGAAAAGAAAAACGCCGCTCGGGATTAATTTCCAGGCGGCGTTTTCAATATTGCAATCTTAAATTGCTATTTTTTAAATCAAAGACTTTGTAACCACTTAAAGGTCGTGCGTGCGTCTTTTCTTTGTTCTTCTAAACCATCAGCCAATCCCTGTGGTGGAAGATGGGCTAATTCTTCAGCTTTAGCACGCCACTTTTGGTCTATTTCACTACCCTTATCACTCAAAAATCCTGCTTCATCTCTCCAGATAGCTACTATCTCCTTATAAACTGATTCAACACGATCTCCGCCACCAGTTGGACCTTCGCTCATTGCCATCTCAACTTGTTCACGGATAAGTTTCTTAAGTTGTGTTACTGAAATCTTCATTTTAAAATTCCTTTCTCTTAAAGAGAACTAATAGTTAGCTTTAAATATTGACGAAAAAATCATTTCTAAGTGGTATATCAATTAAAGTGGGTGGTATATGTTAAGTCTATGTCCCAACCAACCACAGAAAGACCGATAATAATCATTGACGCATTCAATAATTTTATTCGGCATTTTTTAGTTAATCAAGAAATAAATCTCCGTAGTCAGCCGGTTGGTGGAGTGGTTGGGTTCATGAAATCGGTTGACTACCTCGTTGGAACCTTCTGCCCATCCCGTGTATACGTTGTCTGGGAAAACGGTGGTCCGTCTCAAAGGCGCAAACACATTTCCCCCGAATACAAGGCGAATAGAGCCAAGATGAAGGAAGTGAAGAAAATCCAACAAGGCAAGGAGAGCATTCGGGATGTTTTGGCATTAGATGATCAAACAAGGGTTCAACAGATCACAATGCTAACAGCTCTACTTAAGAGCACTCCCGTATGTCAGATTTACGTGCAAGATACAGAATGTGATGATATCATTGCATATCTTGCTCAAGATAAGTTACGTAATGTAAACGCCAAAAAGATTATCGTGTCTAACGATAAAGACTTCTACCAATTACTTCATAATCCCCTTATAGAAATATATGATCCGGCTACCCGTAAGATTGTAACCGGAAATGAAGTAATCAATAAGTTTGGTATTTCTGCCAGAAACTTCTGTTTGGCTAAAACCATAGCTGGAGATGATAGCGATAACGTAGCTGGTGTCCCTGGTGCGGGGTTCAAGACGGTAGCTAAACGATTTCCTAAAATGGCTTCTACAGAAGAAGACCTGGATATAGCTACCATCATTTCAGAAGCCCGTGCAGCGAATATAGGAAAGAAGAAACCTATTGCAATATATGACCATATATCCCAATGTGAAGAGTTGTTAAGGCGTAATTGGGAGTTAATGTATTTGAACAGTAGCAATCTTAGTGCCAGTCAGATTAATAAGATAAACTACATTGTAGACAGCCATGAACCAAAGATGGATAAGCTTGGATTGATTAAGACTGTGCTTGAGTGCGGTATTAATGCAACCTTTGATTATGACCGGTTTTGTTCGCAGATGCGTAACTTTCTTCGATAAAAATAAGGGTTTAAATAAAAATTCAGAATTAAGTAAGGTAAGGTAGAAAGAACCTATGAGCGTAGTATTTATGAAAACGATGAACGTTGATCAAGTTAAACCAGAGCCCACCAAGGCAGAAGCTGGAAAGCATTTCTCTTTTGACAAGAGCTTCCAAGAGAAGATTGTCCAGGCTTTCCTGATAGATAGAAACTGGGCTTCCCAGTTTGCAGAGGTTCTTGATGTAAATTTCTTCCAGTATGCATATCTTAAAAAGATTGCAGACACTTATATGTCTTACAATAAGAAATATAAGGAGTTTCCATCAATGGCGCTTCTTGCACAAATCATTGCTTCAGAACTAAAGAACCCTTCAGATGGCATTCTTCGTTCACAAATCCACGATTTCCTTATTCGTGTGGAGCAAAACAATGATCTCGGTGATCTCGGCTACGTTAAGGAGAAGTCACTTGACTTCTGTAAGCGTGCAGGGCTCCAGAAGGCTCTTGAAGCCTCCATTGAGTTCATTGAGACAGAGAAGTATGAGAAGGTAGTAGAGACGATTAAATCGGCTATCAATGCCGGTAATGAGCATTCCCCAGGTCTTGAGCTTAGGGACGATGTTGATGCCCGTTATAGCGAAACCTTCCGTAGAACCGTAGCAACTGGAGTTCCACAGCTTGATGAAAAGAAGATCCTTAATGGCGGTCTTGGTGCTGGCGAACTTGGTGTAATCATTGCTCCTACCGGTGTAGGCAAGAGCCATTTGCTTGTTCACTTTGGAGCACAAGCCCTTCTACAAGGTAAGAATGTCCTTCATTATACCTTTGAGCTAAATGAAAGAGCAACCGGCATTCGTTATGATAGTCATTTGCTTGGAATTGATAGCATTGATTGCTATGAGCACAAAGAGAAGATTAAAAAGTTCTATGAAGACAATGCAGAAACTCTTGGTCGTCTAAAGATCAAATATTATGCAACTGGAAAGGCAACCATCAATACCCTTCGTTCACATATTGATAAGTTGACAATTGAAGGTTTCCGTCCAGACGTATTGATCATTGATTATGCCGGTATCATGCGTTCAACAGAAAAGTATGAGCTTCTACGTCTTGAACTAAAGAAAATCTATGAAGAACTTCGTGGTTTTGCTAATGAGGTAGATATTCCTGTATGGACGGCTTCACAGTCCAATAAGGAAGGCGCTAACAAAGATTACGTTGACCTTACCAACATGGCAGAAGCTTATGGTCAGGCACACGTAGCAGATTTCGTTATTGGTCTTGCAAGAAAGTCTATGGCTAAATCTACTGGATATGGTAACGTATTCATTGCAAAGAACCGTGCCGGTGTTGACGGTGTGCAATTCCAAGTACATTTGGATACAGCTCGTTCTAAACTTCGTGTCCTATCGGAAGAAGAGTTTAATCGTGCCAAATCCAATCAAGAAGAGCTTGAGGATGGAAATCTAAAGAACTTCTTCCGTGAAAAGATTAGAGATTTCCAGAAAAATCATTGAGGTAATATGTCCCTATTAGAACGCCGTATCAATTACAAGCCATTTTTATATCCGCAAGCACATGATTATTGGCTTAAGCAGCAGCAAGCGCATTGGCTTTCTTCGGAGGTCACTCTCAATCAGGATCTACTTGATTGGAATATGAACCTTACGCCTTCTGAAAAGTCTGTAATTGGCGGCATTCTAAAGGGATTTACCCAGACGGAGATATTCGTTAATGATTATTGGTCAAACAAGGTAGGTCGTTGGTTTCAGCATCCAGAGATTGTTATGGCTGCTACAACAATGGCTTCTTTTGAAACTATTCATACGCAAGCTTATTCTTTACTTGATGAAACTCTTGGATTTGCTGATTATGAAGCATTTCTTGCGGATCCAAATATTAAGGCAAAGATTGATCGTCTTGTAGAGACTGGAAACATTGATACTACTGAAATGACCATAGAGAAGAAAATGGCAATGGCTAAATCTCTTGCAGTATTTTCAGCATTTACGGAAGGCGTTTCACTTTTCTCTTCATTTGCTGTTCTTTTGCATTTCTCTCGTTATAATAAGATGAAAGGCATGAGCCAGATTGTCACATGGAGTATAAAGGATGAGACGCTACATTCGGAGTTTGGTTGTTACTTGTTTAGAACATTTATTGAAGAGAATAAAGAGATCTGGACAGACGAGTTCAAAAAAGAAATCTACCAAGCGGCAAGAGATACTGTTTCTCTAGAGGACAACTTTATTGATAGTGTTTTTGAGAAAGGCGACATTGAAGGTCTTTCGAAAGAGGATTTGAAAGATTTTATTCGTCACCGTGCAAACATGCAACTTGGAAAACTCGGTTTAAAACAAAACTGGAAGAATGTAGACAAGGATGCATTGAAGCGTATGGAATGGTTTGATGCTATTGGTGCTGGAGTTAGACTTGATGATTTCTTCAGCGTTAAGCCAACGGATTATAGCCGTGGAGTTGTCAACTTTGACGATATGTTTTGATTGAAGAGAAATAATATATGAAGACATTAGAACAATTAAAAGCGGCTGGTGATGCACCGGAATGGCTTGAAAACTCTGCTTATCAAACTTTATGTGGCGGTTACTTGTTTGGAGAAGAAACTCCAAAAGAGATGTATCGTCGTGTAGCTTCTACAGTATCTCGTTCTCTTAAGAAGCCAGAACTTGAAGCTCGTTTTTTTGATATATTATGGAAGAACTGGCTATGTCCTTCTACTCCAGTTCTATGTAATGCAGGAACGGATAGAGGTCTTCCTATTTCCTGTTTCTCTTCATATATGGCAGATGACACATATGAGATCCTTGAAACCCTACAGGAAGTAGCCATGCTATCCAAGTATGGTGGTGGAACGGCTATACACATTAATGATATTCGTCCAAAGGGAGCACCGATATCCAAGGGTGGTCATTCGGATGGAGTTGTTCCATTTATGAAGATGGCAGATAGCGTTATTCTTGGCATATCACAGGGTTCTACCCGTAGAGGTGCTTGTGCTGCTTATATTGATATTGAGCATGGTGACTTTGATGAATTCCTTCATAGCCGTCGTCCAACTGGAGATACCAATCGTCAATGCCTTAATCTTCATCATGGTGTTTGCGTCTCTAATGCCTTTATAGACAAGGTAAAGGCTGGAGACACGGAAGCCCGTAGACGTTGGAGAGAACTTATTAAAAGCCGTGTAGAGACTGGAGAGCCTTATGTTTTCTTCTCTGACAATGCAAATGATCAAGCTCCAGAAGTATTAAAGAATACTGGGATTAGACTAAAGGGTTCTAATCTCTGTTCCGAGATATTTCTTCCAACGGACAAGGATCACACGTTTGTTTGCTGCCTTTCTTCCCTTAATCTTGCAAGATGGGACGAATGGAAGGATACAGATACAGTTCAGCTTTCTGTATGGTTCCTTGATGGAATAATGGAAGAGTTTATTCAAAAATCGGCTAACTTAAGAGGTTTTGAAAAAGCACTTCGTTTTGCTAAAAAGTCTCGTGCCCTTGGTCTTGGTGTCCTCGGTTTACATTCATACTTCCAAAAGAATATGATTGCATTTGATAGCTTACAGGCTTATCTCCAGAATAAGATTATCTTTAAGAAGATTAGAGAAGAAGCTGAAATAGCAACCGGATATCTTGCAAAAGAATATGGTGAACCAGAATGGTGTAAGGGTCATGGCAGAAGAAATGCTACTCTTATGGCTGTAGCGCCAACCGTATCAAACTCCCTTATTGCTTCTAACGTATCTCAAGGTATTGAGCCATGGATTGCCAATGCATTTGCTCAAAAGAGTGCAAAGGGAACATTCGTAAGACGAAATCCAGAACTTGAGAAGCTTCTTAAGAGCATTGGACAGGATACCGATGAAGTTTGGGGTTCAATCCTTAAGAATGACGGTTCTGTTCAACATTTGGAATGCTTAACCGCTGAACAAAAGGAAGTATATCTTACGGCAAGAGAACTAAATCAGTTTGCTATTATTAAGTTGGCGGCTGAAAGACAGAAGTTTATTGATCAAGGACAAAGCATTAACGTATTCTTCCCGGCTAACAGCGATCCAAAGTATATTAATCAAGTTCACTTGGAAGCTGCTAATAGTGGATTAAAGAGCCTTTATTATCTTCGTTCAACATCTATTCTTAAGGCTGAACAGAATAGTAATGCGGTATATAAGAGAGAACTAACAGAATGCACATGGTGTGAGGGTTGAAGAATAATAATTATATAAAAGGAAATAATATGTCGAATATTATTCTAGAAGTTAAACGTTTGCAAAAACTTGCAGGTATTTTAGAAGAGCAAACTCGCAATATATCTTATACTGGTATTGTTTTAACAAAAACAGACAGTGATGAATTAGTCTCTGTTCTTGAAGAAAAAATACCAGAAGGCTGGGAGATTGTTGCTCATCACGCCACGGTGAATATGGGTTCTTTTAAAGGCGATAGAGAACTTTTAAACTCTGAACAAACGTTAACTGTCAATTCTTTTGCAATTGATAATAAAGTATGTGCAGTTAGCGTGATTATGCCTTCGGATATTCCTAGTAGAAATACTAACCCACATATAACAATCGCAGTTAACAGAGTCGAAGGCGGCAAGCCTTTTGATTCAAATAAATTAGATTGGGCAAATGTAGAACCAATTGAAAGCATGGAATTGGAAGGAAAATTAGTTGAAGTAGCTCAAGGAGAAAATCTTTTTGCAGAAGATTATCCCGTTACAGAAACTTGAAAGGTGATTTATGACAACAAGAGTATTAGATTTAAGAGCCGAACAAAAAAATCCATTCCCCCCCAAAAAGGGAGCAGATGGTAAGGTTGTAAACACATCAAAAACCCTTAAGGGTAAAACAGTTTGTCGTGATCCAAAAACGGTAACGGGCATTACTATTCATCAAACTGCCTGTGTATTTGGTCCTGCAAACGATAGAGAGAAAGCCTATAGACGTGCATTAGGTATTCCAGCCCATGCAGTAGCATATAGAGACGGTGTATATGTTATAACCGCACCATTAGATTGGTATCTTTATCATGGAAATGACCTTAACTCATTCTCTCTTGGATTAGAGTGTGAAGGTCATTATCCAGGGTTGTTGGACGACCCCAAGACGCCTATTAGAGAAGATATAAAGACAACATGGGGCGGCGATCCAACTCCATTGGATGATAAGGCTATAGAGACGTTTAGAGCCGCTCTCAAGTGGTTAGTTGAGAATGGTAGAGCCGCTGGTATGCCTATAGAATATATCTGGGCACACAGACAGAGTAATGGTCAGAAACCATCAGATCCTGGCATGGGTATCTGGCAAAAGGTTGTTGTGGAATATGGAGTTCCAGTATTGGGATTAAAAGCCCAAACAGATAAGTGCTGGAAAGATGGAAAGAAGATCCCAACAAACTGGGATCCATCCGGAGTAGGAAAGTATTGATTAGCTCAATATTTAAAAGATATGCATGAAGATTTAAAAAAGCTTTTAGAATATCTTTTAGAAGATGAGTTAGAAGAACAAGTTGCAATTAGCACAGGCGGAGGAGGTATGGTTTCAACCGGTGCTATAGCCGGTTTTACCGCTCCTCTTTCTGGCAAGTTTAAACCTGCCGGTAAAAGAAAAAAGAAGAGTTTAGAAGAAATCAACAGTTATGGTGCTACAATAGGATATTCAGAAGGATTAAGTTCTGAAGAAGAAGATGTTGATAGTGATGATCCGAGTGATCCAGAAGGAAAAAATCTTAAAGGACCACAGCATCATAAAAATAGAAATAGTAAAAACATTAATGTAGCTGTAATGTGGAGCGGTTCTTCAACACCTGGGTCATTACCAAAAGCTACATATAAGGCTTTAGAAGAAAATCATATTCCAGTTACAAAGAAGAAGCTTAAGATTGTTTGTGATAAGGAGTTAAATCCGAAATCATACGAAACAATAATAGACTTTATTAAGTTTTGTAATCGTATATTAAAGATTGAAGATATGCCAACGATGCATCTTCATATGATTAAGAAGCCGGAAATGACAACCGGTATGTATAATCGTAGTAACAATACAATGCATATCTTAGTTGGTAAGCGTCTTATAGTAGATGTTTTAAGAACGATTGCTCATGAGTTAACCCATCGTAGACAAGACGAGACAGGATTACTTGATAAGCATTTAGAGAATGTTGATCCTATGAATGAGATGGGAGACATAGACACGATATACGAGAACGAGGCTTATACTTTAGCTGGGAATATAGTAAAGATCTTCTGCCGTAAGTATAAAAAAATACCAAAAGACGAGCTTTATCAGCTCAATGAAAACAAAAAAATTGTGTGATGAAGATCACACTTGACACCTATATTTATTAATATGGGGGTATGTTATGAAAAAGATTTTAATTGCGTTGATTGTGATGGTGGGGCTATTATATAGCTGCCATAGTAGTGTCCCTGTCCGTAGAGACAGGGAAGGACCGCCGCTGGATACGGCACTTCGAGCGACGGTCGCTTTGATACATAATAGAACTGAAACGTCCGCTGATCAAACCGCACAGGTGTTTTGCAGCGGATTTTTTGTTTCTGATAGATTAATGGTAAGTGCTTTACATTGTTTGCAACAACTACGTGTTGTTCGCATAGGAGATATGACTATTCAGCTTCCAACAAGACAAAATCCTGTTGGAGATGTAGTTCAATTTGTAAGATATGGCGATATCGATATGTTAAATCGTCGTTTTATAAATGATGTTCTTAATGAAGCAAGAGTTATGTATGTTGATCCAGGTAATGACGTAGCAATATTAGAGTTACAAGAAGGAACAGCTCCTTCTGATGTATTCTTAACATTGCAACTTGGTAATCTGCAAGTAGCTCAAAGAGTATATCTAATGGGACATCCATTAGAGTTGGTTTGGTCTATAGTGGATGGCATTATATCACGGAATGTTATTTCTAATGGACAATTAGTTGCAATACAAGCTTCTATTCCACTTGTTGGCGGATTTTCTGGTGGACCTTTACTAAACTCACATGGTAGAGTTATTGGTTTAGCCAGTTCTTATATTGGAAATATGCATCATTTATCTTTGTTTATTCCAAGTCGTCAAATCGCTAATGCAATATTTAGATATGGATTGAACAGAACTCATAGAGCGCATTGATGTGCTTATATGATTGGCTGTTTATTTATATGTAGCTTTATGTTATCGTCTAACAATGTTTGATCAATTCAAAAATCTGTTTTCTCGTAAGAAAGAGAAAGAAAGATCAATAAATGATATTGTTCATGAAGCACCAATCGGCATAACGTTGAAGATCAAGTTTAAAGACCCAAGAAAATTGGGTCTTATTGATCCTTCTGGAGTTCTTACAAGAAGATACGATCCAGAAGATATGGAAAAAAGAATTCTCATTGGCACCCTTCTTACAAAGAAAGCTGTTAATGGGATTTTCTTTTTGGAGATTGGTTGTTTTAAAATGAGAAATGATATGAGAGTTGAAAGAACATATACTCTTATGTTAGAAGAGATAGAACAAGTAGAGGAAATTAAATGAGCACACTTCATATTCATTCACAACCACAACCACATGAAGCCGCACGTATATCTGGAACAAGAGAAGCTTTAGAAGCGTTACAAAAAGGAATTAATCAACTTATCTCTTCTGGTAAGTCAGAAAAAGAAGTTTCCATCAAGGTTGATTGTCAAGATGGAGAGTGTTATGATCTTGTCCTGCAAATGAAACCAAGTCTTGAAGATGATAAGCTTCCTTATGTTTCTTGCGATAAATGGGATGGAGAAAGCGTATGAAAGAACAACATAACAATTCTGTAGAGCTACTTGGACATTATGGTGGAGATTTGCAACATGCAATGTCTGCTTGGACTTCAACGGTTCGTGACATTGATGAAGCCAAGCTTGGTAGAATGCCAGCTCTTCTTAAGATGCTTGCAGAAAACCATCATGAAACTCCATTTGAAAAGTCCAGCCTACATTTCCTTGTAACAAGTGATATAGCTTCACATATCCATATTATCAAACATCGTATTGGTGTTTCAGTAAATGGCGAGAGTGCCCGTTATAAGGAACTTAAAGACGACAAATATTACGTTCCACAAGACTGGGATGATGCAGAAATTGATCTTTATGTAGAACACATGGAAGGCAGCCTTAAGAGTTACCATGAATGTTTAAATCGTCTTGTAGCCAAGGGTGTATCTCGTAAGCGTGCGAAAGAGAGCGCCAGACTATATCTGCCATATGGTATTCAGTTGACGGCTGATGTAATGTTTAACTTCCGTTCGTTTGCTCATTTCCTTGGTTTGAGATATTCTACTCATGCCCAGGTAGAGATAAGAGATATTGCGAGACAAATGCTTGAACAGGTAGTCGCTATTGAAGGAAATCCATTCCAACATACGCTTAAAGCGTTTAATTTAGTAGATGAAAGTGGAAAGATTAGAGAAGCTTTTGAATGAGACAAATAATATAAAATTATATTTTAATCTGTTAATGTTTTTAAAAGGATAAAAATGTCTGATATTAAACCAAAAAAGTTTGTAGGTCTTCATTCTCATACAACATTTTCTGCGGGAGATGCTATTGGATTTCCACAGGAACATATTCGTTTTGCCATGAAAAATGGCAGTGATGCCTTGGCTTGTACAGATCATGGAAATATGAATGGTTTTTCACATGGTTGGCTTGAATACGAAAAACTTAAAAAATCAGGTGCAAATTTCAAATGGATTCCAGGGATGGAAGCTTATTTTATTCCTTCGTTGCGTTCTTGGGATAAACTAAAAAAGACTCGTGATAATGAAAAAGCTGTTGAAAGAGAATTAAAAAGAATTCAACAACTTGAGAAAGATTCAAAGAAAAATAAAA